TTTAATCAAGGCGTTCGTGGCCCAGTATACGTAGAGGGAATTCTTGGCACTTTGTTTAAAGATAGACAGCAATTTTTAAATTTATGGCCAAGATGGCCTACTTTATTTCATCCGATTAGTGGTGATGGTAATGAAACTAAATTTACATTTACCATACCTGCCCCTTTTCTATCAAAAGAGGTAGTTCTTGGCGGTGTAGACAAAAATGGTAATCCGATTTCAGTTAATGATGACGGAAATGGCAATCTACAGCTTCAAGTGCCCAATCCTATTGTTACCGTTCCACCCTATACCGATGTTTATACTATAGCAAATGCACCAAATCCGTCACTTGTTGGTAAACCAATACCTGGAATGCATAACAGCAACACATTAAACCCTGGTTTAAATAACACAAGCACAACAACAGGACTTTTCACAAATGGGATTGGAACAGTTGATTATGTTACAGGTGTTTTTAATATTGAGTTTCCTGTTGCTCCTGCAAGCGGTACTAAAATAACTCTATGGGTATCACAATATCAAACTGGTAGACCATATTGCTTACTCTTTTGGAACAATGAATTTACCATAAGACCAGTTCCAAAACTCATTCATAAAGTCGAAGTCGAAACATATTTGACACCAGTGCAATTCATGGAATCAACAGATACACCAATACTTGCGCAATGGGCGCAATATATCGCTTATGGTGTTTCTTGTGAGATACAACGAGACAGAAACGACTTTGATAGCGTTGCAGCCTTACAAGAAGGTTTTAAACGCCAAGAGGCTTTAGTGTTAGAACGCCAAGGCATAGAGGAGATATTTACTCCTAACTATCAATTATTCAACAGCACACAAGGTTACAGCGTTTACGGTGGTTGGGGTGGATATGGGTCGGGTGGTCTATAATGTCATTTACACCATTATATATTAAAGCGTTTGAAACAGGTCTTGTAGAATCTAGGCAGAATTTTATTTTACCAGATGATGCTTACCCAAAACTTGAGAATGCTTATGTATGGCGTGAAAGAATCAAAAGAAAACAAGGATATGAACTTCTTGGTAGATTAAGAAGAACATTTGATGATTTATCTTTAGGAAACAGCGGAGCTTCTCCTTGGACTTTTAATATTTATTCTACTGTTACACCTGCTATTACACCAGAACCAAACGCCCAAATTGAACTTGGTAGCGTTGTTATTACTATAAATCCTACCACTACTACAGGAACAATTATAGGGTATAACAACACAACAAATTGTGAAGTCTTTACCTCTGCACCTCACGGCTTGTCAACTGGTGCTTCAATTTCTATTTCTGGCGTTGTCATTGTCGATGGAACAGGTAACAATGAAATTAACGGCGGTCCTTATGTTATTTCTGTTGTAAGCCCCACAAGTTTTACTATCAATAGAAACTCTGTTGCTTGGGGTGTATATGCATCGGGTGGCACATGGACACTAATAACAGCAGGAGCACAAAAGCTCATTGACCAAGGCAATGGAACACTTGCAACAAGTCCACCGTCAGGTGTAACTGGAACAATTAATTATTTCACTGGTGCTGTTACAATTACTGGTGCAACACCTGCACAACCAACGCTTATTGATTTTAATTATTTTCCAGGTCTCCCTGTCATGGGAATAAGACAAAGGGATTTACAAAATGCTACCTACACTCAAACAGTATTTTTCGATACAAAATATTCTTATATTTATGACGGTGGTTTCCAAGAGTTTTTGCCTGGTACGAGATGGACTGGAACTGATTTTGAATTCTTTTGGACTACGAATTATTGGGAAGGTGACGGTAACTTCAAAATATTTTGGTCTACTAATTTTTCAAGCTCTGGTGACCCTATAAGATATTGCAACGGTAACGACGGCACTACATGGGTAAATTTTACACCTATTATAAATGCTGCTGGTGAATTTCTTTTACAAGCCCTATGCATTTTGCCATTCCGTGGAAGAATGCTAGCATTTAATACAGTTGAAGGTGCTACATTACCTGCTAAAAAGTATTTCAATAGAATCAGGTGGGCTGCAATCGGTAATCCTTTTACTATCACCGATCCTACAAATACACCGCCTATCGTAACAGTAAATCCGTTATCTGCACAAAAAGATGCTTGGAAAGATGACATAAGAGGTAAAGGTGGTTTTCTTGATATTCCTACTAATGAAAACATTGTTTCTGTTGGCTTTGTGCGTGATAACTTGGTTATTTATTGTGAGCGTAGCACTTGGCAGCTTCGTTATACTGGGCGTACTATCGCTCCTTTTCAGATTGAAAAAGTAAACAGCGAACTTGGCTCATCTAGTACATTTAGTGCAGTGCAATTTGATACAAGCTTAGTAGGTGTTGGTGATAAAGGAATCGTTGAATGTGACAGCTTTAAGTCTGAAAGAATTGATATCAAGATACCTGATTTTGTTTTTAACCTTCAAAATGCCAACAATGGGCAAAAACGTATTCATGGTGTCCGTGACTTTATTAATAGACTTGCTTATTGGACATATTGTTCGGCAGAGGCAGACGGCACATATCCCGATCAAAGATTGTGTTACAACTATGAAAATGATTCTTGGTCAACATTTAGTGACAGTTTGACAACACTTGGAACATTTCAAGAACTACAAAGCAGAACATGGCTTAATACCCCTATACCTTGGATACAATGTAATTTCCCTTGGATAAATAGACCGTTGCAAAATCCTGTTATTGTAGGTGGAAATCAACAAGGCTTTGTTGAGCAACTAGATCAACTTACTACAAATGAGCCAAGTTTAACGATAAGTGCTATTACAAGTCATGGGTTACAGCCAACTGTTATCACAAGTCCAAATCACAACTTAAAAACAGGTCAGATAATTAAAATATCTAATATACCTGCAACAACACCTTTTGCAACAGCATTAAATAACGGCGTGTTTTTTGTTATTGTTTTAACATCATCTACATTTTCAATATTCTCATACAATGCCACAACAGAGCAATTTAGCGACCCACAACAAAGTGTTGAAACTGGTTATGTGGGTGGTGGTTTAATTTCTGTTAGAGATAATTTCAATATCACAAGCAAGAAATTTAATCAGATAGAACAGGCTCAAAGCATAATGCTTGGTTACATGGATATTCTTATGTCATCGACAGAAAAGAATAACCCTGGTGCGATTTCAATGAATGTATACATCGATTATAACGATCAATCGACTACAAATACGCTACCTGAAAACTCCATTGCTGATGGTTCTGCTAATCCTGTTCCTGATACATTTTTTAATTCAATTATTCCAACTACTTCATCAGATTTAAATGATAAGGGTGGAACAAAATTTTGGCAGCGTGTGTATTGCCCGACACGTGGTAATTTTATTACACTACAATTTTTATTTAACAATGCACAAATGGCAGGACAAGAACAAGAGTTAGATGTGCAAATAGATGCCCAAGTCTTGTGGACAAGACCAGCAGGCAATTTAACACAAGTTTAATACTAGGAGAAAAATGACAAGTTTATATAAACCGAACATTCCAACAGGCACAGTAAACCTAGATGTAGACTATCAAAATATACAAAATAACTTTAGTCAACTTGATACAAGTTTTGGTGTTGATCACGTTCCATTTTCTGATGCTTCAAACAATGGTTATCACGGTGTAATACATCAACCGCCAGAAAGTGCAACACCTGCAAATATAGCATCAATAGGCCAATTGTTTACAAAACTATATACACCAGACACAACGGTAACAACAGCCGACACACAACTATATTTTCTAACTGGAGCTAACGGATTAAGTCAGTTGACCGGTGGTTTTGCAACATCAGATGGGTGGCAATGGATAGGGGGTGTTTTAGTTCAATGGGGGATAGTAACGCAAAGTTTTTTAGCAACTAAAACATCAGGACAGGTGACATTTAAAGATCGAGTGGTTGGTGCAATTCCTTTTCCTAATGCTTGTTTTACTGTTTATACCATACCTACCTATGTAACGGCTGCAATTCCAGGAGGAGGCGCAACGGTTGCAATTAATTCACAAACATTAATTAGTCACGCTGGGACAAAATTTGATTGGACGTTTAATTCTAATTCTAGTGGTTATGAAGGCTTTTATTGGTTTGCGGTGGGGTATTAATGTCATTTTCATCACAAGAGTTTGAGAGCTTTGTTCCTGTTTACGATGTAGTTCCTGAAAAATGGGAAGACTGTAGAGAATTTCTTGTGGAACATTTAAAAAAAATAAGCAACGCAGTAAACGCAAGAGAAATAGGCTTTTTTTTAGATGAAGAATTGTTAAGTGGTAAGGCTTTTATTCCAGGTGTTACATTGCCAGGGAATAACCCTGGAACATTTAGACAGATATTTAGAAAAGTGATAGATGTAGCCCCATTAATTGCAGGTGCTAACGCTGTAGCACACGGAATAACATTTGATGTAAACTTTACTTTAATAGATTGCTGGGTAGCAGCGACAGACTCTGTAGGTTTTACAGCTATTGAAATGGTTTATCCTGAAGTGACTCTTGACGCGTTAAATATTAATATAAATTCGCCAGGTGTTTATGATAGAGCTTACGCTGTTTTAGAGTATTGCCTAGAAGTGTAGTTATATATATAATATACCTCAAAATAGAGGTTATTTATGAAAGAAAAATATGGAAAATTAATTTTAAAAAAACGTGTTGAAAAAAGAAGTAAAAAATACAATCGAAGTGGAAAATGGTTATGTCAATGCGAGTGTGGAAATGAAAAAATAGTAAGTGATAATTATTTAAGAACAAGTCCGTTTGCTTCTTGTGGATGTTTGTTAAAAAAGAATGAAAAAGATTATAACGAAGAAATTATTATTAAAATAAAAAATAACATTAAAATAGATGTTAATAATTGTTGGATATGGCAAGGAGCAAAACATAAACAAGGATATGGAAATATTTCTTATAGAGGAAAACCATTATTAATTCATAGAGTATCATGGGTTGTCTATAAAGGAAAAATTTCAGAAGGAATTAAAGTTTGCCATATATGTGATGTAACAAGTTGTTGTAATCCTGATCATCTTTTTTTGGGAACTCAAAAAGATAATATGAAAGATGCTGTTAAAAAAGGTAAATTTGAAAATAGAAATGTAGTGAAAGTAAGAAATAAACTAAATTTTGAACAAGTAAAAGAAATTAAGAAATTGAGCAAACAAGGAATGAAAAGAAAAGATTTACAGGTTAAATATGAAGTTGGTCGAACCTGTATTGCTAAAATATTAACTGGACGTTCTTGGAACGTCAATTGGACAAAAGAGGTGTAAAATGCCAAAGCCTAATTGGAGCGGTGGAGCAAGTGGAGCAGTATCAGGAGCAACAGCAGGCGCACCATTTGGCCCTTGGGGTTCAGCAGTTGGCGGAACTATAGGGGCTGTTAATGGTTTATATGGCGGTGGTGGTAAAGTTGGACGTGCAAAAGAACTAACACAAGGTGGCATGGGTTCATTTAGAGGAAATCCAAACTCTGGCAAAGGTGGTGGTTTTATGGATTTCTTCACTGGAACTGACCCACAAGATTATCAACAAACTATTCTTGGCCCTGAACAAATACCTTTATATGAGCAATCAGTAAACGCAGGATTACAACGAGGTGCAGGTGGTGCGTTTGGTACAGCAGCCGATTATTATCGCGATCTCCTAGGCAATAATTCAGAGGATTTTAATAGATTTGCAGCACCTGAAATGCGTCAGTTTAACGAGCAAACAGTTCCAGGACTTGCGGAGCAATTTGCAGGAATGGGATCAGGCGGTTTATCAAGTTCAGGATTTAGAAATGCAGCCGTTAATGCAGGAGCTGACCTTGGTGAAAGACTAGGTGCTATTCGTGCAAATATCAGG